ACATATCACAATTCATTCTTCTTCACCACACGCACACAACCATACATTTCCGCTTTCATGAACAACGGTTCCCTCGCAGACAATACATTGGCCCCGCCACATCTCCTTTTCTTCACTCATCTTTCCTCACCCTGAATTCTTCGAGCTCTGATGCCCGCGTGAAGCCTTCCTGCTTCCTGGGCCTACCCATCGCTGCGTTGCGTCGCTTCGCTTCTTGCTGAAGCGCGTGCAGAGGCATATACGACGGTCGACACATTACGACCGCTTTGGCGTGCCTACCTCGTCGCCCTGGCTTCCTCCAGATCGTAGCTCTATTCCTACGGCCGCACTTGTGGCATATCTTGTCGAGGCTCTCGATGCGATCCTCGACATTGTAGACCCAATGGCGTTTGCACTTCCAACACCTCCAGATGCCCCGTTTCATGAATCAAGCGGACATCTCAGGGACTATAAGAACTCCCCACAATTCAAAGTGGCGCAGTCTGCTTCTAAGAGGTCCCCATTATTCCCGAAGGTATAGGATGTGAACCCTAAGCAATCACTAATAGCGGTGACAAGCATGGGTGGTGGCAGTGGGTGTGGTGAAAGGAGAGGATTAAGGTCCGTTGCCGGTTCGATGAGGGTATGATGGAGAACCTCATACTCGCGGCGCGTGTGTAGTGGCGATTTATGCTGGTCTGGGGGGCTTTGCATGGTGGTTACGCAGAGAAATCGACGAAATAATGAACGAATTGGACGGAAACCTTGCTCAAGCGATCCAAAAAATACTCACAGACTTGCCAATTGGCGACATTGAACCACCGAATCCGTTCCAGATGATGTTAATGCAGCTGATCCAGGACAATATGAAGCCGAAAACTCTCGTCGCCCAGGTTAGAGATGAGGCAGGACTCTTTACATCGTCTGAAAGTGAAAGTTAATCTGAATGTTAATTAGCGAGTTTTTCTCCCTTCGAGAGTTATGGCACGCCGAAAGTCGAAAACCCGCCGACGCCGATCTCGAGATCTAAAATTGATTAATGTCATCGAAGCTTACGCATACGCTGACATCCTAACGCGAGGTGTTGCAGGGACTTCGCCTTACGGCTTCATCACTGGCGGCGACGACATTTCCACCAAGTCCGTCTACGATGCAGGCTTTGGAACATCGATGGTAACTACTGGAACCGGCGAGCTCTCCTTAGCAGAATTAGTCACCAAGCCAGATATTGCCTTCGGAGCTATGCAAAGCAACTTCATGAGCAACTGGCAAGCAATGGTCATCGGTTCTCTTGGAGTATCTGTCGGATTTTCGCTTGGCAAGAAATTACTCCGCCGACCGATCAACAACGTCAACAGGAATATCTTCAAGCCCCTGGGTCTAGGAGTCAAACTCTGAGGTGATTATGTATGGCAACAAACACAGTTAACGGAGTCCTCGTCTGCTCAGACGGAACCAATGTCCCACTCAAGGCCGAATTGGCCGAGGGAACAGAAACCAACCTCACAACTGACACGGCCTACACCGTGACCGCCCAGAACGTCGGCGATTACGCATTAGGCAAGACTGTCACCAGTGCGCTAGTCACAAGCGATAACGGAATTTCATACTGCTATATTCTTCGTCAGGGATTGGTTGCAACCATCATCCCCGTCGGCGTGAAGGGTGCAGCATGGCAGGCCTCCCCGCTATGCGCTCCTTTCCGTCTTCAGGCTGGAGATATTGTCCGCTGCATGAATAGCACTGCCGCGTCAAGACTAGCCTCGCTCTCGTATTACACCAATCGCGGAGTCTACCGGATCGCAACTGTCACTCCTTCTGGTGGAGCGACTAACGAACTAGTCGATCTTCAGACTGGGAATTCGATAGGAGACAGCGTCCAGGGCCAAACCATCATCAAGGCTTTTTGCACCAGCGTCGACGCCGCAAAGATCGAAACTCAAGGAACATACGTCGTCAATGCAAAGGGAAACGTTGTGGGATCCATCACAATGCCCTCGCCTATTGTCACGCAACCTATATTCCAGAGCTACAACATTCCAGTAGACTTGAACTTCAAAGCACAATTCTTGACCAATGCCTGAAGGTGATTAGGTGAAGAAGTCCACAGAGAAAAAGCGTATCAAGCGCATGAGTGCAGATACTCGAAGGCTTTTCTTGCATGGGTTGATCTCTGCTGGAAGTCTAGCATCGATCAAGAAGGCACTATCTGGTGCCGACAAGAAGCTGTGATGGTGTCTAGGATGCCATTACCAAACGCTGAGAAGCAATCCCCCAGGGTCTACAAGATCCTGAAGATTAAAACTCTGGACTCTGAAGCTCCGAATTCACTAACTCAAGCTGAGATTGCTTCGGTTGGGAATCCTTTGAGCGTGGAACAACTCAACGAGGATGAGCTTAGAAGGCTCGTCCTGGTTAATCTCGCGCGCCTAACGTGCAAACAAGAGTGGGCGGGGTTGCTATGAGTCTTCCAGATGCTACACGATCTGATCGTGTCTACCCTCTACTGCAGAACCTGGATCTCGAGAACCTGGCATTCGCTACGGTCCAGGGCGTAGGGAACACTCTGAACATCGAGGAGATGAATGAGGATGAGCTAAGACGACTTGTCCTGGTTAACCTGGCACGCCTAACGGTAGCTGGCGAATGGAACGGGTTGCTTACTGCAGCTACCGCAGCATCGTTCAACGCAGAACTGACATCAGGCGACGACATCAACTCAACTTATGCTCTAAACCGCGTCGATGCTACGCCTCCATTCGGGGCTAATACTGGAAATAGCGGGACGACTTCTCGGAATGAACCAATGTTCGTTCCGTTCATAGCTCCTGAATCCTCAACTGTCGATTCAATAGTCGTGAACATTTCCTCCGCAGCCGCTTCAGCATGCAACGCTGTTGTAGCTATCTATTCAGACAATAACGGAGTACCTCAAACCAAACTCGGTAGTGATGCAACCTTTGACGCCACTGTAACCGGACAAGTTGCACAGACTAGCGTGGGAACGATCACTCTTGTTCGAGGTACTCAGTATTGGTTAGGGTGGACACGATCAGCCGATGTAGGTTTCACTTGGATGAGTGGCTCGTCTTCTAATATCCCCTGGATGGGACCGACTGAAAATCTATCTTCAAGCTGGCTTGTTCTTTGGATTGCTACAGGATCAGATAACACTCTACCTGCATCAATAACCGCGACCGACTTAACTCCGCGTGGGTATGGCCGAATCAGTGTGGGGCTGAACACATGAGGCCTAGTAAATTTCACACTGTTATGAATGGTGCAGAAGTGGTTGAACAACGGCTTCTGGAATACGACTGGCACCAGTTGAGGATATTCCGCGATCAATGCCTAGACAATACTGACTGGCTGGCGGTCAAGGATCGCACCATGACTCAAGCGTGGAAGGACTACCGACAAGCTCTACGCGATCTACCTGCAGATTATCCCGACCCAATGGTTGCAGTCGACAACTGGCCCGAACCTCCTGAGTGATGGGAAATGCCGAAAGTCAAACCCGACCAGGTAATTCGCCACGAAATCGTTCTCGGACGCGCAGACCGTGAATTGCTCTCTGGTGCGGTTGCTGCTTACCAGGTGAACAAAATCTCAACTCCAATTGTAGCTCTAATGTCTGACGTATCGGCGATGTACGTGCTGGCAACCGTCGTTGAACTATTCGGAAAGGACATCGAATGGCTGCCAACGATAGCAGATGCACCAGAGGGACTTGAGTGGTTGGCGGATCAAGCAGCCGAATACAACTCTTACAGGGACCAGGCTCGAGCCACACCAGAAGGAGAAGACCGACCAGCTCCAACAACTATCGGTGGTGCCTGGTATAACCTGATGAATCCAAATTGGAGCGGATTCTTCTCGAGATTCGTCTGAGATTCCGGAATCCGAAACTAATACCTAATGTTTCGCTTTTTCCTGGTGATAGTAAAGCGGAAACAGTGATTCCGGTTTCCGTGAAAAAAAGTATGCCCATAGAAGCCGCTCAAGGGCTTCCTTGAATGTCCCGAAGGTAATCCATCCTTTCTCCTTCGGTTGCTGTTAGATCGCAGCCATTGGAGGTTTTCTGGAGTCTAGGCATTTCACACACGCAAGACTCG